GGGTTTGAAGTCCCGACCGAGGTTTATAACGGTGAGTGCCTATTGGAGATGACATTGGAGATTACAGGGCAGAGCCGATATGACGGATTCGAGTTTGAGCACGAACCCATTCTTTTCATCCCTGTCAACAACGTAATGTTTAAAATCAACGACAGCGTTACAGTGACGACTTGGAACGGTAGGATTCTTAGTTACACGATAAAGAATTGGGAGGCAATCAAAGACGATATGCCCGAATTGAATGATACTTGTATATGGTTGAAAGATGGCACAGAATGACTTTGATAACTTCAAGTCGGATATAGACCTGATGGTCGAGGATATTCTGTACAAGACCGCAGACGCTATGATAGCATACATTGACAGCTCCGACATAATCCCCATCGACACTCACAACCTGAAAGACAGTACGGGGGTGGGTGTTTACCGCAACGGTGTATTGAAGAAGTTCACCATGCCGAGAAGAGCTGAAGAAGCTAAAATAATAGATGGTATTGCAATGTGGGGTGAGGATATGATAGACCAACTTTTGGATGCGGGAGTTTCCCGATACGGGATTGGAGACCACATAGTTCTTATGTCTACCATGCCATATGCTGAAGAGGTTGATGAGGGTTATTTCAACGCAGGGTTCTTTACCGATGTCTTATCGACAGAATTAGAGGTTATCCTTGACACGATTGTGAAACAATATGGAGCAAAGAGAATATGAAGCTATCAACGATAAACCCTTTAGAATCGCTTAAAGATGCTCTCGCCGATTACGGTGTGACTCAAACGATATACACGGGTAACAAACCTTCGAGTGGGTTGCCTAATGAATACATTGAACCGCGACAAAACGGGGGAGCGAGAACCGACTTCTCTAAAATGGGCTTAGTGCAGGGATATGTGCTTTTATCTATCAACGTGAAGCTGCTGACAACAGGTGGAAGAAACACCGTCAGGGAGAAAATCATCCTTGCCACCTTCGATGGGCTTTTCGAGAATGGCGCAGTAATTCATAAAGACGGATATACCTTTTCCCTCGATCCCAATAATGTCGTGTACAACGGCGGGGGTATCTACGAGGGGTACAGTTCAAAATTAATAAACATAACATTTAATAAAGCATAACTATGGCTATTGGAAAAATTGACACAGTAGGTAACTTTTTCGTAGGTCAGGGTGACATCATCGTTTTTGATAAACCCGCAGACTACGCAACTACCGCTCTCTCCGACTTGGCTAACCCCAAATCACTTGGAGACATCCACCTTGACAGTACCAACTTCACAGGTGACGACCCTACCCTGACCCCTCTGAAAAACGAGCAAGGTCTTGCGTACTACACTACCGTTGAAAACGGAACATTCGGCTTTGAGTTCTTCGTGCCTTCTACTTCTTCTGATATGCTGGAGACCATGATGAACGCAGAGGTTGTAACAGACACCTTCACCGCTGGTGGCGCTTTTGCCGTCGGCTCTACCATTACTGGTGCGATGCACAAGTCCACCATTGTAGAGAAGCCGATTATGATTGTAAACGAAACCAAGAACCGTGCGCTTGTAGTACCGAAGGCTAAGATTATATCTTCCCTCGCCATGCAAGATAAGGTTACTGGAATCATGGTTCGTGTGAACGCAGAAAACATCGACACCACAGACCTTAAAACGGTTATGTTCGTTGACGGTGCAATCGCATACGCCTAATCATTAACTGAAAGGGGCTAACAACCCCTTTCTTTTTAAACTCACCATGGACGAAGCAAGAGAATTACTGAACATATCACACAGAATAGAAAAAGGCAGCAAGAAGAAGGTTGTTGTCTTAGGAAAGACTTTTACAATCTCCGACACCAAGAGGGCTATCCTCGGCAAGATTAACGACATACAGATCAAGGCTGAATACTTTGAGGGCGAAGAGAATCTGAAAACGATAAAGAAAAGGCTTAGGTTCATAAACAGTGCGGATGCAAGAATAGCCAGCTTGCTAATTTTAAACGCATGGGCGTACATACCGCTTGTGCATCAAATCCATTGGCGATGGATGAACAGGAAATACACGACAGAGGTGTTTTCCGCTATCATCGAGAAGGGTCTTGACGATAGGGAGACCGCTTTTTTTTTGAAAAACTCGGCGCTAAGAAGAAACATTCTGATGCCTCGAATGATGATGATAAAAACATCATAAAAAGCATGTTCCAATTGTCGTTGGACAACCCTACGATGATGGAGATATACCCATACGGTGGAGTCCTCGCCTACATGAAGTACCATTATATGGATGGTGTATTAAAGCAGAACCTGATGCTGATGGACAAGACAAGGTACGACCACAACAAGGGAGACAAGGTAGCGGTAGCAAGGAGACCCAAGAGCGAGGAAGAGACGAAGAGCCTTGTTTCAATGTTCATAGGGTCTAAAGACAAAGATATAGCAAAGGTGCGTAAAGAGATAGGAGACTGATTATGGCATTAGAATACGGAATCAACTTCAACACAGAGACGGGCAGGAAGAAGGCCGAGGCCGAGATATTGAAGTGGAAGAAAGAACTTCAAAAAAAACTTGATTCGGACAAGCTAAACATAAACGTAGACGCCAAGAAGATGTCGCAAGACGCTGACGGTGCAAGCAAGAAAGTAAAAGCCATAAGCGCTCAGATTGCTGAACTAAGAAAGCAATTCAGGGAACTCGAATTTGGCAATAAATTAAAAACAGAGGGAAATGAGATAATAGCCCAATACAAGGCGCTTCGTGACAAAGCTGGGATATACGCACAAACACTTGACTCTGCGGCGAAGAGCCAGGATAAAATGGCGTCAAAGGCATTCACGGATAAGATAAAAGCCCTTAGTGACGCTTGGAATAAACTCACACTAACACAAAGAAAAGGGTCTGAGGGGAAAGCGCTCATAGTTGAGTTCACAAAACTTACAGACAGCGCGGGGAGATATGCCGGATCTCTTTCGCAGGCAGCTAAGGCGCAGAATGCGGTTGTGGCGAGCAAGACCGTAAGAGATAGCCTGAATGAACTCACCGCAAAGTGGGATGCCCTTACAATCGCACAAAGGAAGGGGGCGCAGGGTAGAGAGGTTATTGAATCATTCAAGAAGATGACCAATGCCGCCGGTGTCTATATCGGTTCGATACGGGATGTTATAGCGGAACAAGAGAGGCTTGCTAAATCGAAAACCACCAAGGGGCAGCTGATAGAACTCGAACAGCAATGGGAGACACTAACGATAGAGCAGCGTCGAGGTGCGCAGGGAAGGCTCATACTTGACAATTATAAAAAGATAACAGAATCGGCTGGCGTTCATCTCGGCACTATCCAAGATGTTCTCAACGAAGAGAAAAGAATCGCCCAAGAAGCCGAGAAGAAGAAAAAGATACAACAAGAGACCACACCCGCCATCGAAAGCCAAACAAGCGCAATGAGACGGCAGTCGGATGTGATGAATCAGTTGAAGTCCTATGCTATGAACTTCTTATCTGTTTATGCGGGCATTAGGATGATAAAGAACCTCGCCACCATCACGGGTGAGTTTGAGATGCAGAAAATCTCAATGCAGGCAATCCTTCAAGACGCAGAGAAGGGCGCTGCGATATTCGAGAGAATCAAAGAGCTTGCTGTTATCTCTCCGTTTCAGTTCAAAGACCTTGTTTCCTATACCAAACAGTTATCTGCGTTTTCTGTTCCTTACGAAGACCTGTACGACACCACTAAGATGCTCGCTGACCTATCTGCGGGTCTCGGTGTTGGCATGGATAGGGTAATCCTTGCCTATAGTCAGGTTAGGAGTGCGGCTGTTTTACGTGGGCAGGAATTACGCCAATTCACGGAGATGGGGATTCCAATTGTAGAAGAACTCCGACAGAAGTTATCAGAAGCAAACGGGGAGCTTGTAACCACAGGTGAGGTATTTGAATATATCTCCGCAAGAAAAGTGCCGTTTGAGATGGTGCGTGACATATTGACCGAGATGACCTCGGAGGGTGGCAAGTTTTACAAGATGCAAGAGGTGCAAGCCGAAACGTTAAAGGGTAAAATCTCCAACTTAACCGACGCCTTCGAGATTATGATGGCGAATATTGGCGAAAGTGACGGTGGCTTGATGAAAGGTGCTGTTGACGGTGTAAGGGCGCTGGTTGAGAACTATGAAACAGTCGGGCGGGTGCTGTTGTCGCTTGTCGCTACCTATGGTATTTACAAGGCTGCGGTGATAGCTAATGCAATAGCAGAGAGTGGGTTTCGGGCTTCTCAGCTGAAAGGACTCAAAATTGTAAAAGCACTAACCGCTGCGCAGGCGGCACTAAACAAGGTGATGCAGATGAACCCATACGTCTTGGCTGCGGCGGGCGTTGCCCTTCTCGGAGTAGGGTTATGGAATTTAGCTAAGGCTACCGACGCAAGCAAAAGGGCGCAAGAGGCATTCAATGAGCAAGCGGCCAAAAACGCAGAAGCCGTAGACGAAGAGCGCAGGGAAATTCAAAGGCTAATAGACCTGATTAAAGACGAGACCCAAACAAGAGCCACAAAGCAAAGGGCGTTATCTACGCTCCAATCCATGTACCCAGCCATATTTAACAACATGGATATTGAGGCTGTAAAAATCAAAGACCTTGCTGAATTAATGGGCTTGTACAACAAGGAACTCGATAAAAACACAAAGCTAAGGACAAAGCAGTCTATTGCAGAGGCGGAGCGTATATTACGTGATGGGGATTTCAGCGGAAGCCAAAGGGGGCGGGCGAATAAGAAGTCAGCCTTGTCTATTATGGGAATGGAGGCTAACGAGTGGAATCTCGCAACGTGGAACGCCCGCAACCTCGAAGAGAGATTCAGGAAATACACAGACTTATTGAAATCGGCAGACCGTGAGCGTTTAATAAACGAGTTTAACTCTAAAACGGATGCTCAAAGAGTTGTGTATATCGACCAGCGAATAGAGGAATTAAAGAGGGAGATGGATGCGCTCGAATCGCAATCAGAGTCGCAATGGGGCGGGCTTTCTCCAGAGGAATGGAAGAGAACATCCGAAAGCATACAAAAAGAGATTGACAGCCTAAATAACAAGAGAAAGGAACTGCTATCCACAAATCAAGCAGAGGTAATCACTGCCGACAAACTCATAGCCCAATACAATAGGCTAACAGAGTCTATCAAGGATCAACAGGAGCTTCTAAAGAAGGGCGCAACAGACGAGGATAGCGTAAGGGAGCTTCAAGAGCAACAGGCAAAAGTTGCGGGTAG